TATTCTAAGTTAACCCTATCAAATGCATCGGCCACTGATCTGGCCGACCACAGCTGCACTTCAGCGCCTGTTAAATCTTTCATTCTTTTTAAATATTTTTTTTCTTTAATATAAAGCTTATGTTTTAATTCCATAGCCCGTGTCATATCAATTCTAATGCCACGCTTGGTCATATTGAATATAACTCTAATTAACCTGCATTCCATGTCATATACACCTTCCAGCGCATCTTTCTCTACTTCTACCATGAGCCTTTCATGAAGTTTGTATGTCAGTATTGCATCTGCTTCAGCATATTCACCCACAAATGATGCATGCATTTTATACATGTCAGCTTTGGGATCAAGTCCAAGTTCTTCAGCTTTAGCTTTAAGAACCTTTTCATCTTTCCACTCCCCTAGATAGTCTATGCACATTTGATTTAAAGTATAAGAATATCTATTCTCATTCAACAAAGCGGAAGCAATCATAGTATCATGTATGTAACCTTTAACTTCTATATCTAAAGTTGATAGCCACCCAATGTCATACTGTGCATTGTGAAATACTTTTTGAATAGATTCATCTTCACACACAGACTTTATATATTTAAGGACTTTCTTTTCATCCATATTTCCTCCACCCTCGTGAGCAATAGGATAATATGCAGTGAATTCTCCATTTGATATTGCAATACCTATAACTAATCCCCTCTTTCGTGGCCATCCTGGGCCCATTTTCTTCAGCTCGGTATCACAGGTCTCCAGATCTATAGACACTACCTTTCTTCCCTTCATTGATGGAAATTCTGTTGGATGCAACCATTCTGATTTTACTACATTCTGATTAAATAAATCGTATGTCATTTGACCTCCTTGTTAAGTTTTTTGACATATTTTCTAGTTATCTCTCCTCTAATATCTCCCTTGGATTTAGGATATTTATCTTCCAGGAGAAGTTCAGCGTAATGAATAACTTTTTCAATGTCCTGTCTTCCTCCCTTAATGCTATGCCTGGTAATATACTTGACAATGTTTCCCTCATACCATCCAAGCTTATTCTTGACGATATAATGGCTAGGCTGGATTGCCATTCTTTTATAATGATCTCCTCCTATTTGTTTTTGATGCGCACTCATATAATAAACCCATCGCTTTGCTGTGGCTGCACTATATGCAGCTCCTTCTTGGCACGCGTAACCCCTACATAGAATACCCGGTTAGTATCGTCTGAATCCTTTTCCATCTCATCCCTGTTAGCCCTGGATATATCAGTGAATAACATAACATTGTCGCACTCCCCACCTTTAGCGACATGGACTGTGCTTAAATTAATAAGAGGATCTGCGGTTAAATTTTCTGGATTAAACCTTTCCAAAGCTTGCAGATATTCCTTGTCCCTGTCGCCAATCTTTTCAAAGGCAACATCCCAAGGAACACTTGTTTTTAATAAGCCATGATGTTCAACTAGATCTTCTATATTATATGATTGCTCTTCTTTCTTTTCACCCTCGAATGATTTTAAATTCTTATACCCCCTCGCCACTCCTGTTTGAGAAGTTAAGTGGCTATATACATCTGAGACATCCGTGTAGGAGATATCCTTGGCTTCATGTAGTCTGTTCCATGCATCCACGGCATTTAAAAGTTCTTTTCTAATTGCCATCTTATTATTCTTTTTATATGGTAGTCCTTGTATGCGGAGATCATTTTCTATTTCCTTGAACATATATTTACATGTTGCCAGCACCAGCCAATTTCCTTCACGAACATTAACTGCTTCCGGATAGGCATGAAATTTAAGAACTCCTTTGTAATCCCTAGGATTCCACTCCTTTTCTCTTCTATTATGTATCCTGTTAGCTATATTAACAGCTACTTTGTGAACGGATTGAGGGCATCTATAGGACTTCTTTAAAACTTCCACATTGCCTTTCATATTAATTAAGTGTTCCACATCAGCACCTGCCCATCTAAAGATGGCTTGATCATCATCCCCACTAATGTAAACTCTTTTAGAATTTCTCCACATCTTTTCAGCCATTTCCCATTGTAAATTATTCAAATCTTGAGCTTCGTCAATGATGACAACATCTAACTTAGGAACTGGCCCAGATTCAATGTAAGTTGAAAGCATATCAGTAAAGTCATGCTTGTAATTTTTTTCCTTATAATCCTCTAAAGATCTATACGCTCTGGACAATTCAGGCCATGCAACATCTATATTAAATTTATTGTAAAATTCCTGTACCTCCATCTTCTTGACCCTAGCTTTATTTATTATCCTTAAAAATTTATTGTCAGTTGTAATTATTCCAGTGTCATCCCAATCCTGTGATACAAAATTTAGATCCACTCCATAATCCTCTGAAAATGTTTTATAGTCATACGCATCCATTACTTCTGCATGAGTCATTCCTAGCTGTCTTTTGCCAAAGGCGTGCAGGGTGCTGAAATAAGGTAGATCATCATCCGTTAACTTAAATTTTAATTTTGCCCTATTACGAGCTTCATCTGTCGCCTTTGTTGTAAAGCTTACAAATGCTATGGCTGACGGATCTGTTCCACCCTTAAGCTCCCGGTCCACTATCCGCAGTAAGTTCTCAGTTTTACCTGTGCCTGGAGGACCTAGTATTATGTTAACTTCTGGCATTAAATTCACACTTTCCATCTTCGTATACATATAAGATAACTACGCCTAATTTCTTTTGGTATTTGCTTGGGACTCTATTAATTCTAGTTCCTTTTTTAGGACCGCTTCTTCTAATCGAAACTGTCTTAACATCTATTTTCTTAGTTTCCCCTGTAATTCTATGGACAGCTATAAGATCCATTGGGTCATTGTCTTGAGTTTTAAAATAAACTAAATAATTATTTTTAATCAGCCATGAGCACGCAAGAAACTCATTAGACTGTCCCTTTATAATCTTTTGCATTGGAATAAGGCTAAAATGGTATGACATTTTGCTCCTGTATCTCATGCTCTAGGTCTTGTTTCTGGAATGCAGGAACACCCCATGTGTTCACGCCTCTTCCGTTTAGCTTCCAAAATCTGGAAACTCCGTTAATCTTTCTCAGTTCCGCTATTATCTGTCCTGTATTGCTGTAGTGCGTGAATTTATTTCTAATGAGATAGGCATGCAAATCCTTCAACATGAAATAGGTGCGTTGCAATTTAACTTCTTTTTTATTCTCGTCTATCTCGCGAACCCACTCCGTCCACGGCTTTCGCAGTGTTATCTCCTCTTTCTTTTGTGCCTGCGCCCGATCAGTGCAAAACTCCTGGAGGTGAGATAAGAATTGACCG